AACTGGCGGTACTCGGTGGGCGTGAGTTTCGTTACGAGGCAGAACGACGCCATCTCGTAAGCGAACTCCTCTAGGCGCCTGTCTCTTTTGGGTCAGAAAGCCCCTCTAGGAGGTCGTTGATTTCCCGCATGGTGAGGGCGCGGGCCTTGTCCAGCGTGAACGCGGGATCGTTTTTCCGCTTCACCACCCACGCGATACCGATGAGGGCTTTGGTGCGGTTGGCGCCGTTACTGGCGAGGGCGTTACCGATGCTGTCCTGAGCGATGTCCTCGATTTCTTCGATTTCGCCCATGGTGAGGTCTTGCAGTTCCATTTCTGCTCCTGTCATAGAGAAGGGGGGTGGGGGCGCCCCAGGGACGGTGAGGCGCCCCCTATTCAGTTGTGGGTCAGGACTTCGCTGGGGCGGCGCGGGTGATGACCGGGTCGCGGGTCACCACGTCGTCCTTCACGAGGTAGGAGTCGCTCCACGTCCAGGCGCTCTCGCTGGCCTCCCCACCGACCTGCGGGAACTGGCCCGCTGCGACGGTGAAGGTGCCGGTGTAGTGCGGCTCGTCGATGGTGGCGGTGTCGTTGCCGTAGGGGCGAACGATGAACGCGACATCGCCGCCGCCGTTCTCAGCGAGCTTCCAGACAGCGGAGTAGAGGCTGAGGTCGGTCACGTCGCCGCTCTGGATGGCGGTGATGTTGCACACCCACACGTTGTCGACGCTGCCTGAGTTGAGGTCGCAGAACGTCTGCGTACCGTCCACGGCGGCGTTGTCCGGTGGGCTGTCCTTCTGGAGTACGAGCGATGTCACGTCGCACTGTTGTTCCTTGCCGTCGACCATGAAGACGACGGACTTAGCGTAAATGCGGGTGCGGGCCACTTGGGGCCTCCTTACGTTTCGATTTCTTTGACGGTGTAGAACTCCAGGCGCGTGCCCAGGTAGTCGATACCGCCGCTTGTGAATGTTGAGGGTTGGTCAACGTCAGCGACGTAGAACGTGTCCACGGCGTCCACGACCTCGCAGATTGCTTGGTCGAGTTCTGCGGTGGCCTGCTCGTTACTCGCGGGAGTGGCGAGGAGGATCACGTTCAAGCGCACGGTGAACGAGGTGAACGTGTCGCCCTGCTGCATGTAGGGCGCGCCCGGCTCGATGACCGCGACGGGGGGAACGACTTTCTCTGGAAGGTAGGGAAAGACGCTCACCCCCGCCGCTGACAGGAGCAGGGCCAGTTCTTCTCTGGCCTGCAAGAGGGTATTAGCCATCGGCTAAACCCCGCTCAGTAGATACCGCCCCAGGATGGGGTAGTACGCGGTGAGGGGGTCGCGGTACATGCGGGCGGGGTTGCCGTCCACGCTGGCGAACTGTGTGAGGCCGCTTGGTGCTGCGCGGCGGCTCCACATCTCGTACCCAACGCCGAGGGTGACCTCGTTGAGGACCACCTCCGGTACATACGCTTCCCCAACGGTCGCCGCTATGAGAGCGAACGCCGCATCCAGGTCGGCCTGTAGTTGTTCGTCCGTGACGCTCGCCCCGACACCGATGTAGGCGCGGAGGTCGCTGACAGTCACCATCAGGTAACGGTGACCTTGACGATCGCGTTGGCGTCGTACACGAACGACGCGAGGTAGCCGTAGACGCTCATGTCCTGCGTGAGCCGGACGATGTCCTGATCGGACAAGCGGAACGGCGCACCGCTCGACTCAAACGTCTGGATGCCGCGAGAGTGCGCGATGTAGCAGGAGCCGTCCGTGAGGGCGGTGTCCACGATCACCGGCAAGCCGAACAGGCCAGCGGTCATACCCGGCAGGTTCGCCGAGCCGCTGTTGTTGCTCGGGTTACCCGCTGCGAGGTTGGGGCGGTCGTTGGCGTCGTGCAGGCCAGCGATGACCAGCCACACGTCCTGAGCGGCCAGGATGAACTCGGGGCGACGCTTCGCGCCCGTGTAAATCTGGACGGACGCGCTGCCGATGGCTTGCGCCCACGACTCGCTGGTGCTGGTCGCTGCTGCGGAGCCGTACCCGGTGCCAGCCTCCAAGATGTCCACGACGTACTTATTCGTGTAGTCCGAGTAGGAGTTGACGAGGGCTTCCAGGCACAGGCTGACGTACCCAAAGTTGGAACGCTGCGCGGCCTGGAACGACATCGCCGTCCACGCGCCTGCGGTGATGACGGGGCTGGTGGCGCTGGTGAGCGTCAACTTCCCGTACGTCAACGCTTCCGACTCGGCCCCCTGCGTCGCGGTGGTGATGCTGTTGGAGTCGATCTGCGGGTACTCCAGCGTCATTCCGGTCGCGGGGAGGACGTTCTGGTCGAACGCAGTCAGGGTGGGCCGCCCAAAGTTGAGCAGTTCCAGGGTCTCCAGTACCCAAGAGTTCTTGGCTACGTCGGGGGCGCCGTTGGTGCCCAGGGTGGCTCCATCGACGCTGTCGGTGAACGCCCGGTACAGGTTGACTGCGTCGTCCTGCCCTTCGGCTACGGCGAGCGCCCACTCACCAAACGAACGGAACTTCATGGACAGGTCCGGCTCGCTGACGGTAATCATGGGGCTGGCGGTGAGGCGACGGTCGAGGTCAGCGACCTCTCCCCGCAGTTCTGCGATGTCGCCTGAATGGTCACGCACCTCAACGGGTGCGGGTGTCTCGATAACGGTTTCTTCGGCCACGGTGGCCTCGCTTTCATCTATTGAACGGACAGCGGATACCTGCGCGCCCTCATACGCGGGGAATGTCACGACGGACACTTCCCGCAGGACCGCGCCGGTACGGACGACGGTGCCGTCCTCGCTGCGCTTGGATTGCTTCGGTTGGAAACCCACGGAGAACGAGTCAAGGACGCCATCCCGTAGGAGCGTCAAGACCTCCTCACCACGGGGGGTCTGGCTGATGCGAGCCGCGATATGCAAGCCATCGTCAGCGTCGCGGGTGGCGGTGATCTTCCCCACCGGCTCGTTGTGTTGATACAACAGCGGCAGGTTTTTCTTCACGGCGCCGAACGCCCCCCGCGTGAACGACTCCTTGTAGCCGCCCACATCGGTAGGGGTGTTGTATGGGACCGCTCGCCCGATGACGGTGCGGTCCTCCAAGTCCTCTAACTCGACCTGGAAGGTTCTGGTTTCTAGATCCATGGATCCTCCTAGACGGGTGAACCGTCGTTTTGGTTCTGTGGCTGTGTCAGGTCAACAACATCGTTGGGGACGGGGCCGCTCATGCCTTCGGCTTTGCGTACCTCCTCGGCGCTCATAACACCCATGCCGACGAGGGCTTGGTAGGCGCTGATGCGGCTGTCGATGTCGCCGCGTAGGAGGCTGTCCAGTTTGAGGCGGGCCTCTTGGCCGCGTGGCAGAACATCGGTCAGGGCAGCCTCAATGGGCAGGACGATCTGATTGAGGGTGGTCTGCACCATCGACTGATTTAGTTCCGTCAGGTTCGCGTAGGTCAACGACGTGCCGTCGATACCGGACGCGAGGAGCATGGTCGGGATGCCGAACAACCGGGCGACGTTGGTGACGCTCGCTTGAACGTTCTCCACAAACTGCGCTTGCTTCGGATCGGTCCAGATGCTCTTGTATTCCAGGCCAGCGCCGAGGACAGCGATGGTGCGCTTACTCATCACCTCATGCCACGCCTCGCGGTAATCGTTGGCCTGCTCTTGGTTGAGGAACTGCTCGCTGGACAGGACACCGACAGGCTGACCAACCTCAAAGTAGGCGTCGGCGTACTGACGCAGTTTCAGCATCGCGGCGATGTCCGGCGTGCAGGACTGAAGCGGCCCGTACCCCATGACCTCACCGGGGTTCGTGTTCAGGCGCAGGTGACTGATGTCGCGGGTGACGTTCTGCCCGCCTATCTCGTAGCGGGGGCGGGGGATGGGGGAGCGGCCACGGTTGTCGTCGATGACGGTGACGGAGTCGTACCGGATCACCGTGAGGTTGACGATCTCGTCATCGCTGCCCCTGCTGGCGAGCCAGTAAGCGTTGCCGTACAGCAGGAGGCTCTTAGTGGTCTGCTCCAGCCAGTCTTGGAGGCTGACCTGAATGTCGGGCCGGTTAGCGAGCCGAGAGTCGACCGCTTCACCGTTCCTGGTCACCTGGAAAGGCATCTGCCGGATCAGCGTGGACAGGATCGCCACGGCGCGGTACACGGCGGCGATGGTCATGGCGTCCTCAGGGCTGCTACCCACCGCAGGTCGCGGCGGCGGGTACATAGGGGACTTACCCATCACTTGGTCTTTCGGCTCGCCAGGTACTTGCCTGGTGAACAGGTCTTTGAGCGCCATAGTTCTCCTAGAAGATTTGCGTCGGCTCGTTCGTGTCTTTGTCTGCCTCATGGATCGCCATGAGGGTCGCCGTGAGGGCGTCAATCTCGGTCAGGCTGTCCCGTCGGCTCAGGCGCCAGTCACCATCCGCACCAACGGTCCTACGGACTCCTCGTGGCACCTGATAGCCGAGGAGCGGGTGGTGAGGGTGCGCCACCTGGAGTTGGTTCAGTTTCGCCACCGTCGTCGCCGCTGCTCGACAATGATCGGCGGCTGTGTAGCCGACGGTGCGGATGCCCTGATTGCTCAGGGCCTCTTGCAGGTCAGCGAGGAGCCTGCGATCCATGCAGAAGTGCGTGAACGGCACGCGGGCCGCCAACTTCGCGCAATACTCGATCAACTGCTCCAGGTTGGGTTTCACGAGGCTGGCGATCAGGTCGGTGTTGATCGTGTCGCCGCTGCGCCACGCGCACACGACGCTCGCCGCACCCCAATCCGGTGTCCTGTCCACAGCGATAACCACAGGCCCGTTGGGTTGCGTGTCCAAGTGGGGTTGGTTCTCCCAAATGATCGCATCGAGCCAGGCGTCCACGTTCGCCACGAACAGGTTGAGTTTGTAGCGTTGCGCGTCGATCCTGGGGAGGATTTTCACCTCACTCAGGGCTTGCTCTAGCGACTGGAAGCCACACGCCAGCGACGGGTTCGCTTTCGCTAGTTGTGCCTCTAGGTCGGGACTCTCAGGGCTGGCGCCCTCATCCGCTGCCCACAGGTAGAAGCCAAGTTCCCCGGCCCTGCCACTCTCATACAGTTTCAGGAGCAGTTCACTTGACTCGTCCCCAGCGGTGGTGATGCCGAACACGAGGCCGTCTTGCCGCTGCCCCGTACCGATCACGAGGGCGTTGAAAGCGTCCGGCGCGAGGATGTGCAACTCGTCCACAATCGCCAGGCTCGCGCTCCAGCCCTGGAGGCTGCTGCCCTTCGACGCGATGACCTTGTAGCGGCCCCTGCCGTCCTTCGTGGTGAGGCCTCGCGTGTCCGTGGTTTTCTCAAACAGGGCAGCGAGTTCAGGGTTCGCGTCAATGTACGACTTCGTGCGGTTGTAGACGATGGTGGCCTGGTCGGCGTTACTAGCGACACCGACCACCAGCGGCTCCGCGCTGTGCATCAGTAAGCCCCACAGCGACAACACCGCGCCCAGGAGGCTCTTACCGTTCTGCCGTCCCACGCTCGTCACGACGACGCGGTGACGCAACCGGCCTGTCTCAGGGTGCCGCGCCAGCACCTCCCGCAGGAGCCACTTCTGCCACGGCAAGAGAGTGATCGGCTTCCCCGTGTCAGGGGACAACACGACAACCTCAGCCAACTCGATCAGCAGGTCAGCCTCGGCGTAATCCCACTCCACGCCCTCGTCACCAGGGAACTCCCGAGGCGCCCAGGACTTATCCGGCTGCACGCAACCCCTCAACGCGAGTCAAGATGCCCGCCAGCGCGGAAGTGTCCTCCTCCTCCGGCTTCGGCTTACGCGCCAACAACTGTTTCGTCAACACCGCTGTCTCACGATGCGCCGTCACCAGATGCGGGTGCTCGTCACAAGTGGCAGCGAAACGACGCAACGACGCCACCATGACGCCCTCCTCGTCACCCAACCAATCCGACTGCGACTCGATCCACGCCTCCACGGCCTTCGCCATGGTGTTCTCAGGGTCAGGAATACCGTTCTCACGACGCGGTGGCTTGTCCTTATTCACACCCAAACACCTCCCAAAGTGGGTGAAAATCCCACGATTTGCCCCACATTAGACAAAATGTAACAAAGTCCGATTTATGCGTATTTCCGGAGG